GTAAAAAGCTTTTTAGGAAAAAGCACGAAAAATAAATAAATAGAAATTATGAGTAACGATAGTGGAACAAATTGGGGTCAAGTAGCAACTGCGGGAGCGGGTGTAGCGGGTGGAATATTAGGAATGATAGGACAAAAAAAGAGAGCCAAGAAAGCACATAGCAGAAATAAAGAATTAATGGGAATTCAGTTTGCGAATCAACAAGCGTTGAATCAACAAGGTCATGAATTACAAATGAAAACATGGAGGGATACGGGATATGAAGCGCAGATGAAAATGATGAAAGATGCGGGATTGAATCCGAGTTTGATGTATGGAATGAGCGGTGGCGGTGGTCAGACGACGGGAAGCCAAGGCGGAGGAAGTGCAAGTGGAAATAGTAGTCATGCGCCGATGGATATTGGAGCAAGTGTACAAGCGAGTTTAATGGCAGCACAAGCGGGAAAATTAATAGCGGAAACAAACCTATTGAAAAAAGAAGGTGAGAAAAAAGACACTGAAATAATACTAAATGAAAAAGATGCAGATATAAAAGCTCAAGAAATAATTAAATTAGGACTAGAGAACGATGAATCGAGAGCAACAATAGCTGATAAAATAAAGTTAGTAGGTGTGGAACTGATGAACGCAAAATTGGACGGAATAAAAACTACGGAAGAAACGAAAGGTGTAATAGAAGAAATAAAACAGAAATGGGAGAAATTAATGCAAAGCGGACAAGAAGTAAATATTAAGAAGTTTGAAGCAGAATTGAAATCAGATGATTTATGGAAAGTATTAGGTAGAGCGGGTAGAAAAGTTCAAGAGGATATACAAGATATGGAAGATTGGTTAAATAATGCATTATGGGCAAAATATGGTATAGGAGAGCCAAGAGTAAAAAAGGATAAAATACCTGAATATAAAATTAAGCATTAGATATGTGTATATATTCGAAATTGGTAACGAATCCGAAGTATAGAAGTAATAAAAAAAACGGGGGAATTGTTCCCCCGTTAAATGATAAGAGGATGAAGCAGATACCAGCTGGATGTGGAAAATGTATAGAATGTAGAAAGCAGAAAGGTAATGGATGGGCAGTTAGATTAATGGAAGATATTAAGGATTATAAGAATGGGCACATGGTGACGTTAACGTTTAGTGATATAGAGTTGAAAAAGTTGGAGGATGATGTACAAGCAGAGAGTATAGAAACATTAGAGGGATATGCATTAGATAATGCAGCAGCAGTGAAAGGAATTAGAAGATTCCTGGAGTTATGGAGATATTATGAGGGAAAGACGTTGAGGCATTGGTTAGTAACAGAGTTAGGAGAAACGAAAACTGAAAGAATACATATACATGGAATAGTATATACAGATGATCCAGAGTTATTAAGAGAGCGTTGGAAGTATGGACATGTATGGATTGGAAAGTTTGTGAATGAAAGAACGATAAAATATGTGACGAAGTATTTAACGAAGACAGACTTTAAGCATAAAGAGTATGAGCCGAAAATGTGTGTGAGTCCAGGTATTGGACGTGGATATATAGAAAGGATTGGTAAGAAGAAGAATAGATTTAATGAGGAGAAAACAGATGTAAGTTACATGGCGAGAAATGGGCAAAAGTATAGTATGCCGATATATTGGAGAAATCAGTTGTGGAGCGAAGAAGAACGAGAAAAGTTATGGGGATATACGTTAGATAAAGAAGAAAGATGGATTGACGGAGTGAAGATAGATTTAAAGTGGGATGATGCAGAAGAATTAGAAACAAGAGCAAGAAAACAAGCACAGATAAAAAATGATAGGTTGGGATATGGTAGCGATAAAAAGAACTGGAGTCAAAAGAGATATGAAAACGATATAAGAAATATGAAAAAGCTTCAAAGAGATAGAAAAATAAAAGCTTATAATGAGGGGGCAGGTTTATTAAATTAAATGCTTAAAAAAGCATTAAAAAAAAAAGTGTATATTTGTGAAAACACGGGTATTGATACGAATAATGTAGGAGCCCTACCGATAGGGGAGGGAAAGATAAGAAACCCTTATGAATAAAGGGATGAGGATAGAAATTTGTTATTAAACATAGTATAAATTATAGAACAAATAGAACGAATCTAAATAAGAAGTTTACAAATGTATACACAAAGAGTAAAATTAAGTAGAGAAATACAAGACTTAGAAAGAATGGTTAAAGTGTTGAATCATAGATTGGAAGAATATAATAAGAGAATTGAAATAAAGAAATCAGTATTGTATAATATAGATTAAAATGGAAAAAGAAGAAATATGTTGGTCGGTGGAATGGTTGAAAAGATGGGGTCAGAATTGGAAGAAATAGTATTAGTGAGAAAATATTATGACCTAGATAAGTGGGAAGAAAAAAGAGTATTAGGAAAGTTAGTGATAAAAGGAGTAATAATAAGAACATTGGAAAATAGGAATTACATGGTTAAAGCGGGAAAGTATAAGATGGTGTATGAGTATAGTCCGAGATTTAAAAAGAATCTATGGGAATTGAAAGATGTTCCAGGTAGAACAGAGATAAAGATACATAATGGACGGGAAACAAGACATAGCAGAGGGTGTATATTGGTTAAAGACGTGGATAGTGTTCATAGGTTATTGGATAGTAAGAATGAGTATAAAATTAATATTAAAAACGAGTAAAATTATGTTAAAAGGATTAGCAAGAAAATTGGGCAGAGTATTAGCACCAATAGTATTAAAAGAATTAGTAGTAGTACTAGAAGAAATAATAAAAGTTGACATCAACCAAGATGGAAAAATAGGTAAATAAGTATTAATAATTAAAAACAATTAAAGTAAATGGACAGTGTAAAAAGTTTTGAAGAAAAATCAGCAGAGCAAGTATTAGAAAAAGAAGCAACCCCGTTAACAAGACATGACGTAGAAGATAGCCCGTTCGTGGTTATTGGAAACGATGAAAATGGTTGGGTTGGAACTATGGGAAAATATAGGCTTACAGAAGAATTTAAAACGTTAGATGAGTGTAAAGAAGATTTAAAGGAAATTACATGGAAACGAATAGTGCAAGTGTTAGTATTAATTAATCAAATAAATGAAGTAAAAGATGAGCAGTAGTGTAAAATTAGGCGGAGAGCGTCTAGGAAGTGGAAAAAAAAACAAGTATATAACAAAGACGTTTGAAAGAAGTAGTCATAATTTGAGTTATATATGGAGAAGTAGTATGAGTGCAGGTACATTAGTACCGTTTATGAGTGAAGTAGGGTTACCAGGTGATACGTTTGATATAAGTCTGGATTGTGATGTGAAGACGTTACCGACGATTGGGCCGTTATTTGGAAGTTATAAAGTGCAGTTAGATGTATTTGAAGTGCCAGTGAGATTATTTCAGGGAAAATTACACCTGAATAAATTGGAGTTAGGTAGAGAAATGGATAAAGTGCATTTACCTCAAGTGAAGTTGACGCATGCGTATAAAGCTCAAGATATATATGATGATAATAGTCAGATTAATCCGAGTTGTATATTTAGTTACTTAGGAATTAGAGGATTAGGAAGAACGAAGAATGAAGCAAATGGTATAATAAACAGAGAATTTAATGCAGTCCCATATTTAGGATATTGGAGCATATTCAAGAATTATTATGCGAATAAGCAAGAGGAGAATGCGTATGTGATACACACAAAGAATGGGAATACAGATATTACGACATTGTCGCAGTATACAGTACACCAAAATGGTGTGGTAAGTAGTATTTTTCAAACTGCTCAAACATATAATGCGGGAGACTTAAAAGAATATAGAATTAAATATAATAAAGAGACAGCAATTGGAGATATAGATTTTTATAAAGCTAGAGTAAAATACAGAAGCGGTAGTGCACCTTTAGCAATACAATATGTGAGCGATTTATTCGATAATTATAAATATGAATGGATTGACGGGGGGTATTGGTTAGTATGTTATGATTTTAAAGGATTAGATGAGGAAGATTTAGAGAATACGACGACATGGCAAAGATACAATACAACACAAGAAAGTACGATACCATATGCGAATGATACGACAGAATTAGAAGAATTTCCGTTAGTGAATATTGATGAGATGACAATGGATTTGTTGACAGATGTTAGAAATACGGGAAGTTATGAGATAGATAGTGCGTCGAGAACGCCATATAGTTTACCATTGAAAGTAGAAAATGGAGCTAGATGTATGATTGGAACGCAAGAAGGATTGGCATTGAAGACGTACCAGAGTGATAAGTTTAATAATTGGATTGATACTGAATGGATAGATGGAACAAATGGAGTTAGTCAAGTAACAAGAGTTGGAACAGATGTAGATGGAAGTTTCACAATTGATGCGTTAAGTTTAGCAAATAAAGTTTATAAGATGTTGAACAGAATCAACATGAGTGGTGGAAGTTATAATGATTGGATAAATGCAGTGTATAGTCATGATACAGTGAAGAAAACAGAAAATCCAGTGTACCATGGAAGTTTGATAAAGGAGTTAGCATTTGAAGAAGTGGTAAGTACAGCAGAAACAGAAACAAGTGATACAGATCATGCATTAGGAACGTTAGCAGGACGAGGAAGATTAACAGGAAAACATAAAGGTGGAAAGATGATAGTGAAGTGTCATGAGCCGTGTTATGTAATGGGAATTGCAAGTATAACGCCTAGAGTAGACTATAGTCAGGGAAATAAATGGGATACGAATTTAAAAACGTTGGACGATTTACATAAGCCTGATTTAGACCAGATTGGATTCCAAGATTTGATAACTGATGAAATGGCGTGGTTTGATACAGAGATTGACCAAAACGATGGAGATAAGATTGGATTTAGTTCAGTTGGAAAAGTGCCAGCGTGGTTGAATTATATGACGGCAGTGAATCAGACAAGAGGAAATTTCGCAGAGGGAAATAAAGAGATGTTTATGACATTGAATAGAAGATATGAAGCGACGAATGAAAGTGGTAAAGAGGGTATTAAAGATATTACGACATATGTAGACCCGAGTAAGTTTAATCACATATTTGCAGATACGAATTTAGATAGTCAGAATTTTTGGACGCAGATAAGTGTAAATAACACCGCTAGAAGAAAGATGAGTG